AATAGTAAATTATGATACATTACAATATTTTAATGAAGCAACTTCTGAATGGATAGATGTTCCTATAATAGAAGAAAAAGAATTAAATTAAAAGGAACTTACAATGATAATTCCTAGCATATCAACTACAGCAACTCCGCAGAAAGAAGGTTCTTTCGATTGCTTGGCTGTAGAGTGCGCTCCAACTGATAACATACTCACGTCTGAGATTGCTATGGTTGGCGAAGCTCCAGGTGAAATTGAAGTCCTGAAGAACGAACCATTCGTTGGACCAACAGGTTCTCAGCTTAATCGCATCTGTGCAGCCGTCAGACTAGCTAGATATAAAATCTATCTCACTAATGCTTGCAAAGCTAAGTTTCCCAAAAACAATACTGCTGTCTTATGGACAGATAAGGGCTATCGCCATCCAGACTGGTCTAAATTGCAGGCAGCACTAATTAATGAGCTTGCACAATTTCCAGGCAAAGTCATAATGTTGCTTGGTGCAACTCCAATGAGACTTTTGCTGGATGAGCCACGCTATGATTCAATCACAAAATATCGTGGATCATTCTACCATGCAGAAGACTTTCCACATTTGAAAGAAAAACTGGCTGGAAAGATAATAGGTTTGTCTTATCATCCATCTTTCACCCTCCCATATGGTCAGCCCATCCACTTTTATACAATGATCGCAGACTTTACGAAAGCCCTACGAATCATTGAAGATCCAGAATTGCTTACCGATAATGTGGAAATAAAAATCAAGCCTAGCTTTGAAGAAATCATGCAGTTCTATGCATTGATTAAGACAAAACAATATGTGGCATTTGACATTGAAGCTACGCCAGAATTTATTACCTGCTACTCATTGGCAGTATATCACGATAATAAGATCCTGTCCATGTCTGTTCCTCTAATGAACAACCAGGGCAACTATTGGGCAACAGCAGAAGAGATAAAAATATGGACTGGCTTAGCTGAAATACTTAATGATGAAGCCATAGGTAAGATTTGTCAAAATGGAATGTTCGATATCATGTTTACTTTCCGTACCATGATGATTAAAACAGATAACTTTTATTTTGATACAATGCTTGCGCAGCATATATGTTATACAGAACTTCCAAAGGGACTTGATTATCTAACTTCAACTTACACTTACTATCCCTATTACAAAGACGAAGGAAAGCAATCACACCTTAAGGCCATCAAGAACTGGCCACAATACTGGACTTATAATGCCAAAGACTCAGCTTACTTATTACCCATCACGGAGAAACTCCTTGAAGAATTAGGTGAATTCGATTCTATGGATGCTATGGATTATACAATGAATCTTCATAAGCCACTCATGGAAATGGAATTCAATGGCATTCTGACTGATACAGATGGAATTGAAAAGATCAAATCTGAGTATGGAGTCAAGCTGATTGAGCTTCAAGCAGATCTGAATAAACTCGCAGGCAAGGAAATCAATCCTGGTTCAGCGAAACAAATGGTTGCATACTTCTACGGAACTTGTATGATTAAACCATATGTGAATCGCAAAACTGGATCAGTTACATGCGATACTGTAGCTTTGCACAGAATTGCAAAGAAAGATATTAAAGGTTCTGAAGAAGCTAGGATCATCATAAAGATTCGTAAGTATCAAAAGATGGTATCTACTTACTTTAATATTCAAGTGGATGATGATAAGCGATTACGATGTAATCATAAAATATCTGGAACAGTCTCTGGCAGGATTGCTACTGAAAAGACTTATTTCGGTACTGGATCGAATCTTCAGAATCAGCCTTATGTTTTTAAATATTATCTCATTGCTGATGAAGATTGGATTCTCTGTGAATGTGATCTTGCCAAGGCAGAGGCTCATGTAGTTGCATACCTTACTCAAGATGCCAACATGATCCAGTCGTTTGAATCTGGTATTGATGTGCATAGTTTTAATGCAAGTAAGATATTCAATGTTCCGATTGAAGAAGTAATTCATGAAGCAAAAACTAAAAAGGCTGATCAGAAATCTACCATGCGTTATATGGGAAAAAAGGTAGTTCATGCCTCGAACTATGCAATGGGTCCACAGACATTCTCTGACAATCTAGCGGCTGAGGAAATCTTCAAGTCACAGTCAGAGTGTAAGAGATTACTTGATATGTACTCTGACCGTTTTCCTGGACTGAAACGCTGGCATAGATCAATCGAAGAAGAAGTCCAGAAAAATCGAGTTCTCTATAACTTATTTGGCCGGCCTCGCAGGTTCTTAGGTGAAATGAATGCAGCATTATTCAGAAATGCTTATAGCTACAAGCCTCAGTCAACCGTTGCAGAGTTGCTCAATCGTGGAATGATTAAAGTAGTGACTGATCCTAGGCTAGGCAAAGATGGCTTTGACATTCGATGTATGACAACTGTTCATGATTCGTTTGTATTCAGGTTTCATAAGAGTCAGATTCCAAACCTATTACAAATCTTGTTAATTATCAAAGATCATTTGACACATACATTCACATATAAGGGAAAGAGTTTTACCATTGGTCTGGATGCTAAGGTGGGTACCCAATGGGCCGGCAACACAGCTGATATAAGTAATTTCAATCAAGAAAGTATAGATCAAGCAATAAATAAAATAGGAGTTTTATAATGCAAGATAAAATAGACCTTATAGACTTTAAAGCTTTTTCAAACTTTGAAAAAAGATTTTTATCTCTTATGCCTGAAAACTCTTTTAATGATTATGATAGTTGTTGGTTATGGCAAGGTAAATTGGAGACTACAGGTTATGGAAGAATAGTATGTGGAAATAAACGTTATGGAGTACACCAACTTGCTTATATGATATTTAATGGGGATATTCCACAAGGAAAAATAGTTAGGCATACTTGTGATAATAAAAATTGTATGAATCCTAAACATTTAGTCTTAGGTAATCATCAGGATAATGCTTTAGATTTAATGCAAAGAAAATCACCAATATTTGCACAGCTTAATGAAGAAGCAGTTAAGGTTATTAAATGGATGTTAAAGTATAAAAATCATCATGGATTATCTAGAAAACTAGCTTCAGTATATAATGTTCATTTTACAACAATATCTGATATTAAAAGAAATAAAACTTGGTATTGGGTAAATGTATAGATCAGTAAGTTCACTCAGGAAGATTGTGATAAAGCTATTGAAAAGATAGGATTCTAATTATGATAACTCAAAGATATCAAAAGAAAGAATTTTGTATTGCAATGAATTGTCCAAGACTAATGAAAAGAAGTTTAAAATGTAAAACTAAATCTTGTATCTATTCTGCAAAACAGTTTCATCATTGGTTAAATGAAAATGATTTTTGTATAGCTAAGTGTATTAAATCAATTTAAGAGATAACTAATGGCGAGGCCATTCAACAATCGTATGTCGCTATTCAAGGAACCTTTTCATGTCGAGGCAATTAGATAATTGGTTGGCACATTATATGAAGTACACACAGCGAACAGAGCCTCCAGAACTTTATCATCTTTGGAGCGGACTAACAGCCATTAGTTCTGCCTTGCGAAGAAAGTGCTATTGTAACTGGGGCGCATTGCGAGGTCATGTCTATCCTAATTTATTCGTATCTCTTGTCGGTCCACCTGGGGGACGGAAAGGCACAGCCATGAAAATTGCAAAAAGCTTTGTGCAAAAACTAGACGTTAATATCGGCGCAGATTCGCTAGGCTCAACCCAGGCATTGTATAGAGAACTCATGGACAGCGAAGATACTTATGTTGATCATGCTGGGTTTACTCGTAAGCATAAGAGTGTATCAATCTGGTCAGAAGAATTTCAAGTCTTCTTAAACGACAGAGACCAAATGCTCCTAGCATCCCTGACTGACCTGTTTGATTGTGCAGATACTTGGAAGTATAAAACTTTAGCAAGAAAGACTGAAGACATATCCAATTGCTGGCTAACGCTCTTTGGCTGCATAACTCCTAGTCTCTTGCAATCTAAACTGAGTCAAGACGCTGTTGGTGGTGGCCTAATCTCCCGGATCATTTTCGTAGTTGGCCAGGGTCCCAAGCAAAGAAGAGCCTTGCAGTTTTTAACTGAAGAAGAGGAAGAGACACAAAAGAATTTAGAAAACGACCTGCAAGAAATTGCAAACTTATCCGGACAGTTCACCCTAAGTAAGGATTTTCTTAAAACTTATGTGCGTTGGTATGAGCAAGATTATGACGAGTCAGGTGTACCAAGTGAGCGATTCTTAGGCTATAATCATAGAAGACCACTGCATTTGAATAAGGTCTGTATGTTGGTTTGTGCTGCCGAGTCTGACGACATGATAATTACAGCTGAACACTTCGAGCAAGCCTTAGCAATAATGCAAGCAACAGAACTTGAAATGCCAAACGCGTTCTATGGACTTGGTTTATCCAGTCAGGCTAACATCTATGCAAAGATACTTTCATTCATTGATAATCACGAATCTTTTGAATGGACAGAACTGGTTAGAAACTTTCACCTAGATGTAGATAACATTCCTCAGCTACGAGGTTATGTTGAAATGGCTGAGCAGTCTGGAATACTCAAAGCCGAGAATTCTGCCACTACTTGCATGTATACCACAATTCGTAAGCAACACAAAGTTCGTGATCCAACATATCTTGACAGAACAGTATTTAGGTTGATGGATAGGAATGTTATTAAAAATCAAATGGAGAAAAACTAAAATGACTGATAATCAATTAGGTGTAATAGTAGATAAATTAGAAGAAATTAGATGTTGTCTTATTGACATAGAAGAGGCTATAGATAAAAAGAGTAATTCAAAAACAGCTTTTATAGAAATTAAAGAATTTAAAAAATTATTTTTTGAAAGATTAGAGTTAAAAACTGGTTGGGGAAGAAATGAAATTAAATCAATTGTTGAAGAAATTTTAAATTAATTGGAGAACTAAATGACACCAGCTACAAAAGTACTATTCTTTGACACTGAAACTTCTGACTTTATTAAAAAAGCTCTGCCTGCTAATGATCCCGAGCAGGCCTGGACAGTACAGATCGGAGCAATTCTTGCCAGCCAAGAAGAAGAATTTGATCAAATGAATGTCATCATCAAAAGTAATGGCCGGTCAATGAATTATTATGCACAAGAAGTGCATGGCATTACCATTGAACGAGCCGACCAAGAAGGAATAGATGAACTAATTGCTGCTGAACAATTTGGCCTAATGCTCCGACAGGCAGATTTGGTTGTATGTCATAACTTTGCCTTTGATTGGAACTACGTTTACCAGATGATGGAACGCAACTTGGAAGAGTTGTCAGACCTGGCGAGAAGTGCATTTTATCTTGACCTGCCAAACCATTGTACCATGAAAGATAAGGCTGTGGTAAAAATGTGTGGATTGAAAAACAAGGCTGGACGTGCAAAATGGCCCAAGCTAACCGAGTTGCATGAACACTTATTTGGTGAAAGATTTGATGGAGCACATGACGCGCATGCAGATATCAGTGCAACTAAGAGATGCTTTTTTGAATTGGTGAATCGAGGAATTGTTACTCCGAACCTGGAGGATTGAAATGACTATGGATAAAATGGTAATGATATCTTACTTGCGAAGCCCATACGGTATTGACGAAAATGAATTACGTGCAGCAAGATTACAAGCTGCTGATGAACTTGAAAGACTTTATAAGATTGAAAAAGGCTTGAAAGATCTTGTATCAAAAATAGAAAAACATAAAGATGATTTAAAAGGAGAAAACTATGTTGGATAATAATGAAGCTGCAATGGCAAAAGGAATGACATGTAAAGAATCATTAGAAGATATAGCTGCTAGGATAAAGAAACAGCTTGATATACATAAAAATTTATACATACCACTTGTTAAATATTTAGAATCAGATCAAGGATATAATTTTAATTCTGAAGAAAGAAAAACTTTATATGCTCTTGTAGGAAGAATATCTATGAAAGTGCCAAGACTTGAAGCTGAATATCAAGCTTATCTAGCTAGGATTGAGGCAAGTGAAAAGTAGAATATAAACAAATAATATAAAAGCCATTACTAAATCTAATGGAATGGCTTTTAGTATATAATTATCAATGGAGCTTAACTATGCAAATTGATCCTTGTCCATCAGAAGAAGATTACGAATCTGGTCCTTCATTACGAGCAGCTGAATGGCAAAACTTTGCTACTAGAGTCTTCAATCATATTGAATCCTACACAGTGCCACAATACGGAGATAAGGGTAACGATCAATGTTCAGAATTTAGCGAAGCTGACTTTATCACTCAAATGAAAAAGTATCTAAATCGTTATGGAAAGAACTCTCGTGAAGGCCAACAGAGGCTTGACCTGCTAAAGATTGCACACTATGCAGGGATGCTTTATACAAAACTAGCTGAAGAAACCCAAGAGCTTGATAAAATAATCATGCATGAATAAGGATATTTATGGAAATCCAAAAATTCATAATCACTATCCAGTGGGGAAAAGGCCTCCATTATGTTGCATCTACTTGTGCAACTGAAAAACGTGCATCAGAATTAGTTGCTTTCCATACTGGAAGATGTGATAAATTAAAACTTAAAACCAGACGTGGAGCTAAAGCAACTGTTCGATCATGGCAATTAGTAACAGAGTCTAAGTGAATAATTTTATGAAGAAACTAACTGAACTAGATCTACAAAATGCTCTAGACGAATGCGAATTATTACAGTTCAAATCTCATGGAGATTGGCTGGCTGGCATGATTAAAAGATTGAATGCAACACTAATGTTTAATGATTGTACTGAATTAATTGGAAATGCATTGCTAAAGAAAAAAGTTATTCCACCAATAAAGACTGTAGTAAAGACTGGCAATTCTGTTGAACCAGAAGTTCCATGCAAAACCTGAAGTGATTAAATACACCTGGAGGGTGTAATAAAAATGATCTCATTCAAATCTACAGTGTTACAAAAACTTCAAACTTATTTACTTTCTCGGGAAGCAGAACCAACTAGGGATGCAGCTAACATAATAATTCCTAATGGAGTTACAGCAGCAGCAACCATACAGGCAATTAAAGATTGTATTAAAATAGTTGAGGGATGCAATAATGAATGGGCAAAATACGTTGACTAAGGAGAGCATATGAGCGGAAATTATTTTGAATATAATCAAGTTATGAATCGGATGCAAGTTATGTGTGAAGAAAGCCTTTGCCCAGATCATTATGAAATATGGGAAATTATCAAGAAGGCACTTTATGAAACACGAAGCAGTTTAAAAGAATCAACCTGTACAATTGATCCAAGAGAAGATTTGCCTAATGATTTGATAGCAGCTTTAGCTCATGAGGATGGAGAATGAAATATGAAAATAATCAAACCAAGCGTACAATTTTATGGCGCAGTACCGACAGAATATAATGCAGCACTTAAGTTCATCGAGATGGCTGGCAGAACATGCTACAAGTCAGAAGACAAGATCACTGAAGATAGTGCAGAAGGCTTCGTCCGGAAACTGATCAAGGCAGGTCATCTAGCTATGGTCGAGCACTCGAATTTTGTAGTGCGAGCACAAAGAATGGACTATCCACTAGTTTGGTTACAAGGACAGGTTGGTAAATATCTAACTGCTTTAAATGATTCTGAGCACACATACATAGGAGGAAGTCTTACTGCATGGTATCAGCATACTGTGAAGGAAGGAATCCCTGACTACTGCGATTGTTTTGTAAAAGGTTATGGAAGTTTATTTTCTATAGATATTGAAACCGGTACTAGAGGTTGGCAAGTCTGCCCTCACAATGAAGTCCCCAAGGAACTCCACAGGTTTGCTGTCAAGTTTATCTGTGATCGCGGAGTCAGTCATGAGTTGGTACGACACAGGCCTTGCTCTTTTGCTCAGGAATCAACCCGGTACGTAAACTATGCTGGCAAGGATATGGAGTTTATTGAACCGGAAGACCTTGAGAGCTGGCCCGATGATACTTACCGTCAGTTTATGTTGGCTTGCGAAGACGCCGAGACTGCGTATCATTACATGGTAAAGCCTGAAGGACCTTTGTCACCCCAACAAGCCCGGGCCGTCCTGCCTAATGCCTTGAAGACTGAGATCGTAGTCACGGCAGATTCATCCGAATGGACGCATATCAGAAAGCTCCGTACAGCTAAATCTGCTCATCCCGATATGCAGCGAGTAATGAATATGATGCCTTGGGAGGAGTTCTTAGACAATCAAATTGAAGAAAATAAAATTCATCGTTGTGAAAAACATCATAAAGACTTTACTGGTAAAGTTTGTCCTGAATGTGAGCAAGAGAGCTAATTAGTTGTGGAACTTAAGTTAATGTTTGACAACTGGTTGTTCATTTATGAACGGTCACTCATTATCTAATAAGAGGTATATTTATGCCAAATGTTGTATGTATGCAGGATGGGAATGGTAATGTTTATGCTACATATATGAAAGAAGAAAGCATAAATAAATTAGATAAAGTAATTGAGAAGAAAGAAATTACTTTAAAAGAATTAAGAAAGATGTTTATTTATAATCCTGAAACGGGTGATTTAATATATCGTGATCCTCCAAGAAAGAAAAAAATTTATTTTCCTAATGCTGATGGAAAAGCTGGATATGCTAATTCTAAAGGTTATAAACATGTTTCTATTAGAGGAAAAGTATATTCAGTACATAGATTAATATGGTATATTTATTATGGTAAGAAACCAAATAAAGATATTGATCATATTAATAGAGATCCATCTGACAATAGAATAATAAATCTTAGACTTGTTACTAAACAACAAAACTGTTTAAATAGAAGTGTAAGTAAAAATAGTGTTTCAGGTGTTATTGGAGTTAGTTGGAATAAACAAAGAAATAAATGGCAGGCAGGAATTACTATTAATAAAAAATATATATTATTAGGAATATTCTTAAATTTTGAAGATGCCGTAAAAGCTAGAAAATCTGCTGAAGATTTTGCAGGCATAACAAAATTTAAATTTCCTTTAAACAAAGTATAAACAAAAGCCAGAACTCACGAAACAGTATGAGTTCTGGCTATTCATTTTTATTGCATCGTATCTACAACTTCAAAATATCTTTTTAATATTACCTCTCGTTGATGCTGCAACTGTCCAAGCCTTTCTCTAACATTTGTTGTCTGCTCAATCTTTTTCAACTTATTAATTACTGCCTGGTTCCGATTGAGAGCACTCTGAAAGTTTTCATGCAACTTCATTTGTTTGAAGCCATCCAGGTTTGAATTCAAGAAGGTTCGTTTGTCTTCCGAGTTTTCAAGTTGCTTCTTGAAGATATCGACTTCCTTACTGACCTTACTAAACTCTTGTTCGTTACTACTCTTTTTGTAGTCCTCTCCCCTTCCGTAATGCCAATAATAAATCTTCCCACCAATTGGAATGGACTCTACAATTCTTGCATGATCAAAATCAATTGTATCTCCTGTAATGTAAGACCCATACAATTGGTTAAGGTCCTTACTGATGGAGTTTACAAACCTGAATGGTGGCAAAATCTGCCCGATCAATCCAGATCCTAAACCTTCCCGAGCTGTTTGCATCCTTACAAACTTTGATGCTCCACCCATAGTTAAGAAGTTTTCAATCACGTTATCTTCAAACTTAGTTTCTTTCCCCAACATCCAATCCTTCAACTCATCTGCGCCTGCATTAGCCAGTGTAAGTAAACTCACCAGCTTAATCATGTTACCAATTCCTTCAATAACCTGATCCCGTTCGCCAGTCTTAATTTTGTGCCATGCTTCATTTCTGAAAACATCAAACTGTTTGAGTGTGTATGTCTTGAGCATATAAAACACTCGGCCATTTCCACTCTTGAGATATTGCTCTGACATTTCAGAAAGCGCTACAGGTTGGAAATCAAGCAAGCGATGGTACAGCAACATCTTTACGTTGTCTGTCGGATTTCCTGCGAGCAAATCATTTATTACACTCTCAGACTGTGTTCCAAAGATTGGCTTGATTTGCTTTAGCAGTTCTGTTCGTCCAGCCTCAGTGCTGGCCATAACCTTGTAGTTACTAAACGCATTGTTGATCAAAGTCTCTTTGCCGATCGAATCTATTCTTTCAAGTCCAACTTTTTTGAATACCCAACTTACTGCATTCCCTAGTGTCGTTCCGTCTGCAAACTCCTGGGCGATCCTCTCAATCCCTAAGTCTTCCTTAGTTATTTCAGACTTCTTAGTTATGGCTTTACCAACATTCTTAATCGTATCAGCTAGTCCACGTGGTGTCCATACTTTGCCTACATACATCGCCCAAGCCAAATCTCCAATCTGAGTCAGCGCTGATATAGGCGATCCCATAACATCGATGTATGACATATTTTTGTAAGCATTAACTATTCCTGTAGCTCCATGCTCGTGGAATCTAGCATCAAGAATATCCCTTACTACTTTTTGATCATCATCTTGAATTCTTCCACTCAATCTGAGGTCATTAATATAGGCTCCGATATTCTCAGTGTAATCTCTTTGCAGTTTGTACTTATCCAATTCTTGTTCAATCCTAATTAGGTCGCCAGAAACATCTTCTATGCGTGCAGTATTATTAGCCTTTGTATACTCTTCTAGCATTACCTGCTTTCGTTTCTTCTCAGCTTTCAGGGTTGCTATTCTTTCTGGAACCTTACCAAAGAATCGTCTTGCTTCTATTTTCTTTGTCATACTATAGATGTATTGCATCAATGCGGCATCACTATCCATGTAGAATTTATTCAATTCTGGTGGAACAGTTTCATATTGCCTGGCTTGAATATTGCCTGGTCCACCAATACCGAGGTTCCTGCCAAGTATTGTATTGCTTGCAATATCTGCTGCTTGCTCAGGATATTCAATTTCAAACTTTTCAACTGTCATACCCAGTTTGTCTGCATAAACTTTGATTGCATCAGTAATAACTGGTCGTTGAGAAATTCCTTTGGTTGCCTGCAAGAATCCCTCTTGATCTTTAATTATGCGGGGCCAGTATTCTTCAATGAAACCCACATCATAACCAACATCAATTGCATCCTGACGAATGTGATCCAAGACTGCTCGCAGCTTTTCTTGATCATTGGTCATGTTGTACTTTGCTGCAATTTCTTTGATCTTAATTTCGTCTGAGTTTCTCCTAGCTGCATCCCAAACAAATTTGTCTTGCGGACTCATTTGCTTAGTCTTCTCAAGGAGTGGGTGTGCAATTCGTAATGCAGTTACAATCTTTTGTGCAGTCCGAAAGTCGAGGTTTCTAATCTCTGCACGAAGCATTGGATCTACATTTTTAAGTCTAGTTGATATAGACCCCAATCCCTTGTCGATAAGTTGCTTAATTTCATGTCCTCTCATTCGCAAGGTCTGGCCGATTGTACGAACCAAACTATTTCGCTCGGTAAACATTTGATGATAAACATCATCACTAATCTTCTGCGCTGGAGTTTCACGAACCTCGAACATCGGCATACCTTCACGGAGTGCCTTAGATTTCATACGGTTAGTGATTGGCAGAGAAAGTTGCTGCCTTGCTTCAGCTTCATATCCATCTTTATAAAACTTTTTTGTTAATGGATTATATTCTCCTTGAGGAATGTTTGTTACTTCAACTTTCGCATTCCCCCACTTGTTCTTATTGAACTCTGCATTAAAAGTATTCGGAAGTATTTTATCATAAAACTCCTGCATTCCATGAAGTCTTTTAGCTTTTTCTTCTTCAGTGCCTTGAGCATAACGATCAAACTGTTGCTGCCCAGTCGTCCATGCAATTTTATCAAAACCATTTTCAGCAGCATACCTGACCATCCGCTTCATGACAAGGAGAGACCACTGAGTAGAGTTCTTGAATGGTGCATTTGGAACACTATCAACTAAATCAGCTTCTCTAGGTAATTCGGAAAAACCTAACATTATATCTTTAAAAACTTCAAAATCTTCATCAGATATTCCTTGTTCTTTTAAGCTCCATCCTGGAGTAAGTCCAGATGGCCCAGAATAAAAATTTATATTTGGATATTTATCTTCAATCCGTTTAATTTCCATTTCTCTGGTAATTATATTCGGATTTTCATAACCTTTCTTTTTTCCTTCTTGATGCCAATCACTTTGAATCTCTTCAAGGAAAAGAACTTTATTTCCATCTGCATCAGTCCGTTCATTGAACCGAATGTGAACTAAAGGATTTACAACACCTGGCCAATGAACTTCATGAGTATAAGTCTTTTTATCTTGCTCTGAGGGTAAAGTTAATATTAATTCTTTATAATTCTTTCCATCTGGAAGTTGATAATGTGAATGTTTAGTATTGCTACTATCGGGAAAGTTATTATATATAGCTTCTTGAAGATCTTCTGATAATTCATTAAACTCTATATCATTTCCTAAAGAATTTGTAAAATAATGTCTATTCGTTTGTGGATCATATTCAGCAGATATTCCTTCAGCAGAAAACATTTTTTGAATTTCAGATGATAATTTTAATTCTTCTTTAACTACTTCTTCCAGACTCACATTATTTTCTTGAACAAATTTCAACAAGTCTGCCTGAGTAACTTTTCCTTCCTGCTTATCAAGCCAATCATTCACACCAACCCAATCAAGTTCATCCTGCTTAAGTCCTGGAAAGTTCTTAATCATTCCTTTCCATTGATCAGGTGTTGCTTGCTTCTGATTAAATCCAGCAACCGCATTCTCAAGTGCGGAGTACCATTGCTTTGCAGCTTCTTCAGCTTGAGGAACAGTAACTTGAACAGTCTGTCCATTTACTTGCCTCTCATAAATCTTTCCACTTTCTACTTCACGAGCCAACCCTGAGACTGTTTGTTTACCAAAGCTTAACAACTGCTGGAAGAAGTCCATTACTCGTTGAATGACTTTACCAAACGAAGTGTTTCTATATTCAGCTCTGTTGACCATAATCTGAGCAAACATGTTCGCACGATTCTCAACCATCCTTTGCTTTGGATCTTCATGAGTACTAAGAGCAAATTCAAGCTTACCTGCTTTACGAAGTTTATTAAACTCACGATTCAAAGCGCTATCATCTGCTTCTGTAATCAATCCCAAGTTGTCAAGTACATGCTTGTTCTCATGCCAAAGAGTCTTATTGTCTGCAAAGTTTTCATCAAGAAGAATTTCATTCCCGATCGTAATGCCAAGAATCTTTCCATTCTTTGACATCTGCCCAGTTTCAATTGCTAACTTAACAAAGCCTTGGCCAGCATTTTGAATACTATTGATTGTTAAGCCTTGACCATTTTTAAACTTAACTGATATTGTTCCATCAGGAGATTGATTTATTTCTTGTCCTGGAAAAGCTCCCTTAATATCATCAAGATTTACTTTGCCTAATGTTTCTTGATTTTCACGTACTTCAAATGCCTCTTCATTTTTTGTTACCATTCTTGCTATAGAATCAAGTGACAGCGGTCCATTTACCGATTCTCCACCAGCAAAATAAGCAATTTCAACAGGAATTGTTTTAAGTCCTGCGAGTTTTGCTGCACGAACTCGATGATTTCCTTCGTTGATTAATGCAGTGCCATCATATCCTACATTAATAAAAATAGCTTTATCTGGAAGATATCCATTTTCAGAGATACTTCGTCGTATTTTCATTATTGTTCTAGTGTCTTGAAAATCTTGTAAATGATCAAGCCTTACATCTTCACCTTCCATTCCCCTTAAAAATACAACAGAGTCTATGGGAAGTTCTATTCTATTAATTTTTGCTGTGACAGAACCATGCCTGAAACCAGTTCTTTCATCTTTTGCTTTAGCTTTCTTACGCTGCTCTTCTAACCAACTACCACCAGGATTATCAAGAATAACTCTTCCACCTGCTTCTTTTATTATTTTTTTGCTATCTGTTTCACCGACTTGAAACTGTGGAGCACTACCTACTTGCCGTTCATTAGTGAACCAACTCTGCAAACCTCCTGGCAAGTTTCTAGGAATCTCAGTTTCAACTGCCTGACTATTTGGTGTCGGAACATCACCAAGATCTTTAGCAATTTGTTGAAACCATTCCTGGCGCTTATTCTGCTCAGCTAAAGACGAAACGACATTTTGTTTTGCTTCACTTTGTGCTGTCGTATCACTTTTGACATTACCTTCAATATTAGCAAGTTGTGTCTCAAAGAACTTCTTCCGCATAAATGCTTCCGTTCCAGGAGTCATTTCTTCATGAATAAGATTTAATTCTTTTTTAACACCCTGCCAATAATCCTCTATAACAGCTTTTTCTCTTTCAGTAAATTTCTGTGTTAAAAATACTTCAGCAGATTCCTGAGCATTCTTAACTCCAGGCTGCTCAAACATCTGATTGTAAAGTTTCTGCCTGATTGCCGGATCACTCTCTTGAGTAATCGAAGACATTACCTTTTGAAGTTCTTGCTTTCTAAACTGAGTGTCGGCATCTTCACCTTGAGTAGCAAACACTTCAGCAGAATCAGCAGCATCTTTAACACCAGGCTGCATGAACATCTTCTCATAAAGTGTTTGCCTGGCTTGAGGATCAGGCTCAACCACTATAGATTCAAGAACCTTGTTAAGACGTTCCTGATCTTTAGCTTTAACAAGTTGATCAAACTGACTTAAGTCTGCATTCGCAATAGTTTCTGCAGATTCCTGAGCATCTCTTTCAAAAGTTTGAAATAATCCATCATAAACTTTCTGCAATTCTTGTTTCTTTTGCTGACTTTGTGTGTTTGCAATTTGAGTCGAAAGTCTATCTAGGATATCTTGCTGCTCAGTAGATTTTTCACCAAAGACTTGTGCTGACTCATTTGCATCTTTATTAACTCCACCAAGCCAAAGCTGGTTATAAAAGTTTTCCTTTTCTTGACGAATTTCATCAGCTTTTTTCGGCCCTTCAAAGTCACTAACTTGATTAGTTTTCTGCTGCAGCTGTCTGTCAAGAAGAGTATTTTTCTCCTTCTTCAGATTAAAAATCCTGTCAGCAATTGATGCCTTCTTTGTAGGATCAGTTTCATCCTTATATTGTTTAAGAGCTATTTCTTCTCTCTTATTAATTGTATCAAGATCATCATTAATTTTCTGTGCATCAGTAATTCTTTTCTCAGATAATTTATTTTCAATTTCTTTTGCTTCCTTCTCTTCAGGAGAAAGTGCTTCATATTCCTTCTTAGCAAGTTCTTCTTTCTTCTGTATTCCAGAATTAATCCGATCTAGAAGGCTCTGATTATTTTTATTATCCTCAACAGTCTTTCTGATTAATTCAGCCTGATCAACATTTAACTCTCTTGCTTTCTGATCAAGCTTATAAGGATCATCAAGAATTTCTTTATTCAACTTAAGAGTTTCATTTAAAGTTTGGATGCTCTTACCAAGTTCATCTTCTTTCAAATTAAGAATATTTGCAGCCCTTCTATCAAGCTCAACCTCTGCATCAGTCTTTCCAGGCCCAGGATCTTTTGCTTGTGCGGAGAATCCTGCATTAACTGCTGCACCAGCTCCACCACCAATTGCTCCAGCAGCCATACTTTCAATAATGCGTTCAACATTATCAGCAGTCAATAACTTCTCATCAGTATTTGCTACAGTATTAAGAACACTAAGCAGTTCCTGTCCACCTTCCTGCAAAGCTTCTTGCGGAATATTTGTAAGCAATTCCTTTGCAGACTTTTTAATCGTGCCAGTTGAACCCTTACTCAAGGCATCTACAAAAGTATCTACCAACTTACTATTACCACCAGCAAATTCTAATGAAGTTGCCAGAGCACCAAACAACAGTGCCGTCTCAGGAGCATCAATGCCTTTTTCCTGCAGCAACTCTGCATACATTCCACCAGACTCTAGTGGCATAACTGATCCGGCAATACCAACCTTTCCGCCAAACTTCTTCAATGCTTGTCCAGTAAGTTGCTTCCTTACCTGAGTTTCTGTCAAATCTCCAATCCCACGTTTAACTGACTGCTTTACAGCTTCATCAATTCCTTTTTTAAGAATTGTTCTACCTGCCAAACCGCCGGCAACAGTACCTGCACCAGGAGCAATAGCAGATCCAGCAATCGCACCAACAGCAGCCTCAGCCATACTTGGGACAAGTTCACCTAAAGTTCCTTGAGCCCAGTCAACAGCACCACCTACTCCTGCTTCGCCAATATAGATATCTTTAAAGGAATTCTTCTTAGGATACTGTTTGGCTTCTTCAATATTCCTGTTATATCCTTCCATACCAAAATCTTGCAAATTCTGGCCAGTCGATTCCATTCCGAACTTTTTCAATCCAGAGCCTGCAAGTGCAGTAGCACCATAAGCAGACGCCTGAAGATTCTGCAAGCCTCTCTTCACTCCAGGTATAAAATCAGAATCAGTTGGAACAGGAGTATTAATTTCTTCTGTATCATCAAAAAAACTTTTTACTACTGGCGAAGTAGTTTCTTCTGTATCATCAAAAAATCCAGCCATTTTATATCCTTATAAGTTAATTTATTAATACGGAAGACTTCCAAAATGTGCTTTATATTTAGCTTCAGCAGCAGCAAGTTTAGGATCTTTAGATTCGCGCATTTGGTTTAATCTTTTTATAATATCTGGTTGAGACTCTGCAAACGTTGTTCGACCTGATGTGTCATCAACATATCCAGTACCTTCAGCGTTTGGCATTTTAATTACTTGTCTCTTAGTCATCCCACTAGGATCATTCGGATCTGGTTCTTCAATTACCAAAGGCTTTAATGGGTTTTCTTTAATCGGAGGATTTTGCAATACCTGTCCTTGAATATTGCGTAATTTATTTTCTGCAATAACTCCTTGCTCATCTATTCGATTCTTATCTACATCAAGAGAAAGTTGATCTCTTGCAATTTGATTACGATCTAAAGTAGAAAGGAAATTTGCACGATTCATATCTCGATCTGCTTCAGCATTCATTATTTGTGCATCAGCTCTAGCCTGCCTATTCTGAAGGCCTCGCACAAACATTCCACCAATGCTATCATCTACAGGTTGCTCTGTAGTTATTGGAGTAACACCATAGAATCCGCCGCGAGGAGAATCTCTTCTTGCTGCTTGCTGCTCAAAATAATCATTCCAAGTTGGTTGATGCTTACCTGATTGATTTATATTTCTTAAGTTAATCTTACCTTTATCTCCTTCAAATGAAAGAGTATTTCCACCAATATCATAAGTAGTTGTATTTCCTTCAGTCGATACATTCAGCTTGCCTAACTCTGCATTTCGTTGTGCATTAGAAATTTCATTGATTTTTGGCAAGTTTAAACTTGTTGGAGCCTCATATAATTTTGCTACCTTTGGCTCACTAAGTGGAGAAGTTTGTCTTGTTGGAGTTTGAATATTTTGCAAAGTTGTTCCTGGCTCATTAGTCGAAGCTTCTGCACTAAAGGCTTTTGTAGGATCATTAATACTTTTTCTATAATCTGCTGTATTTTTTAAACTATCAATTACCTTAATTATACGAGGAGTTTGATCCAGAGTTATTGGCTTACCCTCTTCATTATATGTACTCATAGGATTACTTCTATTAAGCCAAGGCGCGGATTTCAACTTTCTTTTCTTCTCTTCTTCAATTTGATTCAAAGCCATTTTAGCCTCGCAGATTAATTTTATTATTCAAACGCACTAACAGATTGAGAAACAATACTGTTCAAAGACATCAACGCAGCCTGTGCAGTCTTAGCAAAAACATCCGCCGCAGCAGCAAGTGCTTGAACATCAACTTGACTATTCTGAGTAGCATTATCTCTTCTATGTTTATAAACATCCACTCCTGCACCAAGCTCAGCAAGTTTTGATTGCAAAATCATTTGATCCCTATTTTGCCTTGCCCTGTACCAATCCGCAGCAGCACTCATCATCTTAGCTTTTATATCAGTATTCAATGCTGCAATTCTTGCTGCTGCATCAGGAGCTACAGCCAAGGCTCGAATATAATCTATTGCTGCCTGCATTGCTGCCAGCCTAGATTCAATAGCCTTACCAATTGCAAACTTAATAGTTTCGATGGCTATCTCAATTTGTTTCACCGCAACTGTAGTTGTAGCAACGCCGATCCTGCCTGCCTGTTCAAATGTGGCCTGGTTAAGATCATAAATCATTGGACCCTGTACAAGCGAAAATCCTCTCGCAGCATACCCAGCAGCTATACCATTAGAAACTCTCTGACCATCCCTAATAATTCTATCTCGTTCTCGCTGAATTATTTGATCCTCAAGTGCGGCAGGTATTCCTGTTCCACCATTAGTAATAGTATTGACTAACCAATTCGTTGCTTCATCAAAAGCATCACTTGCCAACGGATAATAGGTGGCAAAAAAGTTTGCCAGTTGAGCAGATAAAAGTGCAATTAATGCATCACGTTCTGCTTCATAATTATATGTGGCATCATCTACTGTTGGTATTTCTGGCTCTACTGCATCAACAGTAAATCCTGTAGTAGTTGCTGGTGGAGTAACATAAAAACCCGCATTACTGTTAATAAGATCATCTGCAGCATCTTGTGCAGATTCAGTTGCAGTAGTTGCAGTAGCAATGGCATTTTCAATGATTTGATTTACAATCTCTGCCGTAGTAGCCATTAAAGTCTCCTATTTAACTGCATGATTTCAAACATAATATTTGCAAGATCAAAATCATAACCATTATTCGTAAGTATAAGATTCCAATAATATCCAGAAAGTCCACTTCCCATATTAATACGTTGTTTGGTCATTGTAGTACTTGAATCTTTCATTACAAATGTTTGTGTTTGTCCATCAGCTTCAACTGTTAATGAAAGTTTTCCAGCAGAACTTATTCCTAAATAAGCAGAAGTAACTCTCTTCTTATAAATTGATCCTAAATCAGATTTACCAAAATCCACCAGTGCATCTATGTCAATTCCATTATCAGTAGTTCCAGTTAATTCATAAACACCATCTCTTGCTACACCATAGTTTTTGCCTTCATGTGTATAGAAACGAATATATCCATAATTATCATATTGACTAGTTGCACCAGTATCCATGTTAACTACCCAAACTCGAGCAGTATTATCAAGTGAAGCAACATTATCAATTGTTGCAGCAGTACCAGAAGTTGCAATAACTACATCATCTGTTGTTATAGAAGCATCAAGTGAAGCAAGAAATGACCCAATAACTGTAAAAGTATCAGTTGCTTGCATGGAAGCTAGTAGCTGCGAGATATATATATGGCTGCCTGTGAGAGTATCAACGATCTGGCCAGAGTTGTCAAGTACAACGACAAAGACTGGCCGGCGACCGAATGCATCTAAAGTGTAACAAAAGTTGTAAAGCTTGCGCTCGAATGGAGTTGCATCATAAATACCTGATGAAACGAGTGCTGGAAATTCAGCCGAGCCTTCTCCGTATTCACCTTCTCCACCCTTAGCAAGTATTGCCGGAAAATCAGTATCACCGTCGAGATAAGAGATAGTACCAAGAATGCCAGAAGATACCATCTTTGGAAATGTTGAAAATCCGTAGTTGGTCAGCACAGGCACATACAGTCCACCCTCAGCATAAGATTGCATCGATGGAAATGATGCATCTCCCGCACCGTAACTAGTAATATCTCCACCAAACCCAGCCATTGCAGGAAACAATGCATAGCCGTAATTGCTCGAAGCAATGGCAACCATCTCACCAACCCCGGACATCGTGACGCTTGCCGTCTGGAGGTTGGAGAGGATCAGTGACCCAGTCCCTGTCATCAGCACTTCATAATCTTGGATTGTCAGTGTTCCATATCCTATCATCAGACACTCCCGTACTGGACCGCGCCAGTTTTGAAGACAGCGGATGTCACCTTATCGCCTGCCGTGTAGAGGTAGCCGTAGGCGTAAAGCGGGAGAAGCCGAGAAGAGGCCGGGACGGTACTGGTGTGAACGATGGAAGTCGCGTCGGTTTTTGCCATGTAGGCAATCACATTGTCTGGTTGCCGGTAGATTCTGATCTCCGTCAGTTCGGTCTGCACTGAAAACAAGGTCTTTACCAGCACCCCGTTCTCGTACACTCTCACCCCGTTTTGGTCACAGATGATGCCGTGTGAAAACCTCGCCACTCCCGCCCCTTCCATCCCTTTGTTGGCAATGCTGATGCAGGCACTCGTCACTCCGTTTGCCGCTGTGAACTTGACGAACGTCCCTGCCTCAAGCGGATTGATCGACCGTGCCCAGGTATTCCAGCCACTGTTGGTCAGTTGCAGAAGTTCCTGATAAGTAAGCGGTTCGTTTGCGCTGGTAGTAGCCTCCTGTGCGGGCATGGTGGTTTCGACGGTGTAGGTCGTAGTCGGGACGGTCTGGTCTCCGATAAGCGGCGTGCCATCGTTGAACGTTCCAGAATAAACATCTATGAATGGAGTTTCATATCCATCTGCCATCTCAATATCGAAAAGTTCCCCCCATGACTCTCCATCTGGGAGTTCTTGGTATATCCATTTTGACCTGTCCTCCTGGAGAATCTTATCCATGAGAGCATCATATGTATCCTGATTAAAATTGGTGGAATCTTCAGAAAGTGTCTGCGTTGGCTTGGAGTTTTCATATTCAACAAAGTGATAAAGTCCATAGCCGACAAACCCCATCCAAAACGCAAGATAGCTGCCGTCAGGATAAGAGTATTTAGAAACTCCAAGTTCGCTCTTGCCCTGATACCAAACGATATTATGATGATTCACCCTGGCCTGCATGTCGGTTGATGTACCATCCCAGTCGTTCGGATACAGTGCCCGCATCATATCGTTTTCCTGCGCCGTCGTAGCAAGATAGATGCCTTTCTTCCCGGTCCTCTCTCCATCAGGCGGCGCGTCACCAATGAACCCATCGGGGTAGAAAATCCCTTTGCTCGTCATGGTGTAACCGGAAACCAAACTCCCAGTCTCATCCACCCACTGACCGTTTGCTAACTGGGTCCAGCCATCCGGGATGTAATAATAGGTCAGGACAGACTGCCCGGAGGTGCCGGTGGTCGTGGAGGTGTACCCTTCAGTCCCGGCAGTGCCCCCGGTTCTGGTGACAACCTCATACTTATAGTCTTTTATCAATATGCTCATGGCATCCCTATTGCGTATTTTTCATAAGGCCCGACCGGACTCTGTGAGACGATTGGTGGACACTGGTAAGCAGCAAGAGCATCACACCTTGGATCATCTCCATAAAGACCGAGAGCAAAATTATCAGCAGAACCAACTGGAAAAGGAAGCTCACCCATTACTCGCCACGGTTCTGTACTTGCCTCTTCATCATCAGTTGCGGCTGTCCAGTTAAGCGAGGCAAAGGAGTATTTCTCGACCTCTGTAGGAACTCCCTCAATGATTTCCTCAACTGTATACTTGACAACCCCTATCAAAAATATCTTCTCAAGCGTAACCACGCAAGGGCGCACACTGATAAGCTCGACCCCTTCAGAGCATCCAGGTAATTGTGTCCATCCTGTGAATGGTGAGCCATAGTGGACTGACTTGATCCGCTCCTTAACTTTATTGCATACGCATAAGTACAGAGGAATCGTCTCAAATGTCCCGGAGTAAGTGATATCAGGACGTACTCCGGTTTCTTCTACCAATGGAACTGCTGTAATATCTACATAAAGAATATCAGCGGGAACTACCATGCTTGCTGTATATAATCCAGTTGTTGTAAATTTGACTGCACCATACTTTCGAGTCCAGGTGTAAATGATTCCATCATGCGCATGGAACATTACAGAGTCATATGGCACTGTGAAATTCACGTTCGGGTAGGCACCAGCAACCTGCTCAAACATCCGCTTTGCATCGAACCAACTTGCAGTAAGATCGAACGTTGTCAGTCCGTCGAGTGTAGCAAGAAACTGGCTTGAATTGACCAGATAAACAATCCCGCCTACAGTCATGGAGTAAAACAGCCTCCACTTTTCAGCATCTGGATTATCATCGTAATATACTGATGCTTCGCAAACTTCCGACCCAGACGAAAACACATGGCAGGAAGCGTTGACAGCATGGAAGAAAGTATTATCAAAAGCGTAAGACCCAAGTGGCTCACATGATCCATCGTTGGCTGAGGTGACAAGGATCGTCCGTAACGCTTCAGGCATATCCTCGTTTAGTATCTCACTGAAATAAATATTGTCTGCTGTTCCAGTAGAAACATCGAAGTTGAATCCCACTGTTTTTACAGGAGGACTTCCAACAAAATCGTATAACCATGTACTGTGAAAAGAAGTGTATCTATCCTCCCCAGTCTTCTGATAAATCCGCCAAGGTGTATAAGAGTTTTCATATTCAATATGCTTGGCAATGCAATTCATCCGACTCGCCTGACTGCCATTGGCAATATAAAATGAAGTGTTTTTTTCAAAGACTTGTCGCCACCAATCGAACACCCCATCACCAGCAAGATCATACTTCATTGAATCAGAGACAATTACGTTGAACAATTCTCCATGAAAGGGAAGAAGCACCGGTCCACAAGAATAGTCTTCAGTCCATACAGTATCAGGCCCCTCGGTATCTCCGTCTATAAGGCCATACGGAGACAGGCTTACCGCTGGCATAAATTTAACTGGATAATATCCTAATGTAGGATCAATAGGACCGTTAAAGAACGTAGTGAAATCTCCGGCAATTCCCAAGTCTTTGAATATCACATACAAATCCTGCGCCGGATTGAACCCGCCTGCCCAATAATCAGCTACAGCAACCTTGATTCCACCCTGTGTTGAGCAAGCCACAACTGCACCCATTGGAGCCGTAACCCTGCCGCCGTCAATGTCTCCAAGCTGCCATACCTTGAATCTGAACCCATCCCAGATCGGACAAGCGGAAGGAATATCCATCTCTTTGATCGCGGCGAGTTTCTTCTTGGCAAACCATCTGCGCTTCAGGCTGCGGTCTCCGTCGAAGGTGATCATGCCGTTATCTCAGTTTGACCTGAGAAGTTGGTCCAAAACGTAATAATAGACAAAGAGGTATATGATGATATAGCTGGAGCACTGTCAGGTAATATACTATTAATATAAAATATATCCTCATCACTGTTTCCAAAACACCCGAATACCACCAACGAAGCACCACCAGCTGGAGGGACATACGTACTATTAATCTCATGCGATGTAACACTCAACAAATCAAAACTTTCATCGAGAAATAAACTGTGAATTTTGATGTAATTGCTGACGGTACTATCTTCGGCGTACATAATCTTTTTGCCTGTAGACGACACCCAGGGATTGCCATCATAAGTGGAAACAGTAAGTCCCATAGAGAGACTGTTAACAATAACTGCTGTTGAAATATCATATGCAGCGGAAAGCACAAAATGGTATAGGTTTCCAACAACATTTGTCAAAAACAAATCTATTCCATCTTCAGATAACCACATCCCAGACAGGAAATTATTACCCACTTGAGCTTGAAAATTCTTACTATGTGCCAACGACAGCGATGGAAACACTCCTGAGTATTCCCGTATCGTATGCGACGTTCCTTCTAGAATGTAAGTTCGTGCCCCTAATGTGCTAATAAAAGCATCTCTGAATCCATACACTCCAGTATTGAAAGAATTTCCTGTGTAACTAGCAGTAGTTATATCCCATGGTACTGCCATGCCATATTCTTTAAGCAGATATACCCCTCCTGAATACTTCCCTGCGTAAAACTTACTTCCATCATCACTGAATGCAAGTCCATAAAGTATATCAGTGGTAAGAAAACTTGAAATATATGTATGTAGATCAGCCATTATTCAGCAGGATCTCCGATAGAGTAGGAATTGATAGGTTGTTCGTTGCCTATGGTCATGTAGGCGTTGGCGATGATCAGGTCTTTCCCTACCGTGCCGACAGACCCCTGCACCCTCCGCTCGGTCGTGCTGAGTGCTCCGGTGTCTGAACTCAAGACACCTCGATAACATGAGGCATACCCCGAAGCAACGTTTGTCCCCTTCCATACTTCAGCCGCAGCCTTAGCAATTACGCCCGCAGATGGGGTGCCAAACGTCCCACCAGTACCACCGCCATCAACCGAGACAGTGCAAAGCAATGTAAGGGAACCGAGAGCGGCATCAGCTGTGGCGGGAATAAGCGCATCTGCTGCCGCCTGACTTGTGGGAGATCCGTAGATCTTAATTAGAAATCCGCTCATCCCTGCCGCGAAAGACCCGGTACCAAGACGATAATTCCGTAAACCTGTACTGACTTTAAAAGAACCCATTATTCACCTCAATCCAGTGCGGCGATGATTTCGCCAATTTCAAAAGTTAGGGGGCTAGCATTGCTGATCGACCTTGGGGTTGCGAGTGCCCCCTTAATGAGTGACACTGAGCCAGGAGCAGTTGCCCAGACACTCGCATGAGTTACTGAGTAAGTCCCTGCTGCAACTGATGGAGTGTGAGTAACTTGCAAGGTGCTCGGTGACGAACCAGCAGTGGACGTACCGAAGGTTACAGAGATGGGGCCGGTATAGTTGGAATCGTTGGCGACAAGCACCTCATTAGCAGTACCTGCTTCCCCTGGATCTCCTGTGTGCAACCTCACAGCCCATGCAGTTGGTCGCGCTACCACATCAGTAGTAAAACCCCAATTGAGCAATAAATTCTCGCCATCATTAGTGAATGACATATCCCCTCCTTATGCCGATACGAGTGCGAATCCAACCGGAACTCGCAACGCGCCAAGATTAGCCATAGTAAACGGTGAGGCAAACAATGCAGCTGAAACTAACAAACCCGTAGTTGATCCTCTAGTAATTCCAGTCGTAATGAATGCTCCTCGTATCGTTGCTGCTCCAGTGAATGCAAATTCATTTGGCGAAGCCGCTGTAGTAATTGATCCAGCAACTGGTGCAGGCAAAGTCAATGTCAAACGATTCGTACCAGTCGTAGTATAGCCAGTATTCTCTCCACAGGCTGCCATGAATGTGGTCATCGTGTCACCTGGCAATGGGGTATAATTATTCTCATACAGTGACAGATAATAAGTAGAGTATTGACTTCCACCTCTCAGTGCTGCATTGAGCATGTATGTAATCATATCTCCAGGCATGAGGTTATGCATCTCTTGCTGAGAAATAATCTTCCCATCCTCACCTACGTGTGTCGGAGTATAAACAAATCCGACTTTGTATTCATTGTTCATTATGCCTCTCTTCGAATTTGTTCTGCTGTAATCCAACTTGTAGCTGCCATAGCTGACATTGATGAATCTTTAAGACTTGTTATAGCCTGTTTCATACCATTTTCTTCTCTAATCAACATAGATCCACTAGCACTGTAATCTGGTGCAACTTGATTTTCCTGTAAGTTCTTTATCTCTCCTCCATTTCCTGCCATAATTAAACCTCGTGTTGAAAACCAATATACATTTCCATTAGCTCGTTTTTGTCCTGTCCCAAGTGACGCACCATAATCAAGTTTAGTTAATTGCTGAAAGTTCTCAGGTCCACTGCCTGCAAAAAAATAAGTTTTATCTGCGACAATCCAAACTCCATCATCAACGGACTCAACTACGGTTATATCATCAGTAAATTGAAAAACACTATTACTTAATTGTGAAACAAGATCAGTTGAATATGCTTCAGTTACATAAAGTAAGTTATTTTTTGCAATCAAAAGTCTACCATTATGCTCGCGAATAATTTGCCCAGCAGGTGGTTTTGTCATGAATAAAGTTTCAAGAACCTTTCCACCATCATAAGCTAATGTTACTGAATAACTTAGTGTGCCAATCGCAACATCTCCACACTGATAAAATACTTGACCATTCGCTGTAGTCATGTACAAACGAATCCCAGTAACTTGACTATCACTTGAAGATGGAAGATTTGTAAAAACAATACTACTATTATCTACAACTGAGATTGAAACAATATCACTTGCCCCAGACTCATTGCCAAGTGCATCGTAAAAAGTCAGGCAGCACAAATAAACTCCTGCACCAAATATTCCAGAAGAACTATAAACTATTGGAGCAGACGGATTACTTATTCCCCAATTCTGTACAACACCATTCAGAATCTTTTTTCCTATCAAACCATCACTAAAAAATAACTCATTATTATGCTCATAATAAGCAAAGGTCTCTCCAAGTATTCCACCTGAAGTATCAGTCTTTGTCCAATCAGTATTGACTTTTTTAAGTGTTGTACCTTCAACAATAAACTGTCCTTGTGAGCAAGCAAAGCCATACTTTACATCAAATCCAGCACATCTCTTTGTACTTCCGTTCCGCATTTTGATCTTACCTGCATTAGTAAAATCAACACTTACAGCATTTCTAACCATCGTGCTTGAATCGTCTG